TCATAAAAATCTACATGGAACTGCCACGCCAGCAAATCCATAAGCGTTTCATTAACAATTTGGTTTAATACTAAATCTGTTATTATTGCCACACCGGGGACTTTCTTAATTATATCCCTTAATACTTTGTCAAACGCTTCAGCCACCATTTTGACGTTGCGGTCTGCGGCAAGATTGAGGGGCAGAATATTTAAGATTGAAATGTTATTCAAATCCATTATGCGTCCTCTAGCCCCTCATAAATAATTTCTGCCACGCTGAATTGCGCGACTTCATGCGGTTTTAATACCGTAAATGCCGGCTCAGTTATTTCAACGCGCTTAACGCCGCAATCCATGATAACTTTGTGTAATCTGTCTGGGTTAATATCTAAACCAAGCCGTGATTTTTGCCATTCGATATAATTGCTAACCGCCGTATTAACCGCGTCTATTATTGATGCCGCTTCTGTCGCTTTTTCCATTTCGATCCAGTACCGCACCGATATATTAAACTCTACAGGCTCCGGTAATATTACATGGACATAATCAGTCAGCGGCCGCCTTGTTTTGCCACTCAGCGTTTCATGCACTTGAACTAATACTTCCTGAGACGGCAATTCGCCATTTTGCATTAAAACAGTTATGTCAACATTTCCAGGCCCCGTACCGCTTGTACGGTAGTAATTATTCAGCGCTTCATAAAATCCTATAGCGTTTGTTATTCCCCATGGTGCAAGAAACGCCGCAAAACTGCCCATGTCCAGATCAGGCATCCATACTTTTGCGTCAACAATTCCGGGATTAGCCGTCCTTGCTAAAAACTCATACGCTCCGTCTGGTCCCGCCACAGAAAACGATTCCGGCAACATCCTCAACCTTTCTTTGTACACTTCAAGGCTTTCTTTTTCAGCGCCGCCGCTGGAAGGCGTTATATTTACCGCCGACGTAACGAACGGCACTAAATTTACCATGTTTTTTATTTCACCAGCTTCTAAATTATTGCCGTCAACGCCCGCCGTCAAACAACGCGCCTCTACATCGGCATACAATCCGCCGGGCGGTATTTCGATTGCTTTCATTGTCTCAAAAAATATTTTATTGTCAGGCGTTACCTGATTACCTTTTGGAATAACCGTTCTTACTGTACGTCTTACTGATAACGAATACCGCATTGTCGTCATGGCGTATGAGGCAGGAAGCCGTTTTCCACGTTCTCCGTACAAATACCCTATATGCTCTGCCGTTTCATCATCAGCGAAATACAGCAGATTTCCTTTCCCGGTTTTATCAATGTCATGGTTTACCTGTCCCAAAATTGCCGCTTGCGCTAATTGCAATAGCCGTTCCGGCGCCGCCAAAGCCAGCCGATAACCCGGTTCGCCGTTTGCGCGCCTGATTGCTTCGTACATTTCTTTGAGTTTATCAGCCAAGATACGCGCGTCATCTTGCGCAAATTGTAAATCTCCAAACGCCATTATAATACCACCTGTATTAAAACTTCCGGCCATAATTTGCCGTCATGTACATTGCCATCCCACTTAATCTGTTTGAGTACCGCCCTCGGCTCATATTTTTTAAGCGCCATAAAACAATCATGCTCCGCCTTCGCCCTTGTTTCCAAAACAGGGCTGTCTAAAAAATCAAGCGATATGCCGAAATCACGGTCAAGAGGCTGCGTGCCTTTTCGCGTAGTTAAAATAGTTTTAACATTCTGTATAACTTCATGGACTTCTTTTATGCCAAAGATAATTTCATTTGACAGCGATTCCAATGCTACCCATTCCGCCATTATCTATACTCCTTGAACTTGCACGTTATTTCCGTCCATAAAATTTCACCTGTTCCGGCGGCGAATTTTGAAGAAACGCCGTTTATCGTTTCTATGTACCACATATTTTCGGACAACGGTATCCCGCTCAAAATTAAAGGGTAATTATTTCCTTCGCGGACTGACTGTCTTAATAATTCATAACCATCTTTCGGATCAACGCCTAACATCAGCGATAAGACTATTTTTATTTCAGCTTCATCTTGCCCCGGCCCTAAAAATTCTGAAATCGGGGCCGTATTTATAGGCTCGTGCGTAACCCATCTGCCGGAAGCGTCTTGAGTTAATTCTGAAAATGTTAGCGCGCCAATGCCTGACACATGAAAGATCACCGGCCCCCATGACCCTACAAGCATTATGTTACCTTCCCCGTTCCAGTAGTTGATCCGCCGCCGCCGCTTGTTGAAACCGCTATTCCCGCCGGAACTTCAGCATTAGTTATTATGTGTTTTACCATCGCGGTACATATTTTCTGCCATAATTTAGTAACTTCTATTTTTGCTTCAGGAGACGCATTAGAGTTCATAATCGCGTCCGCTACTTCCTGGCCCATTGTGTTTCCGTTCATTGGCATAATCTATGTCCCATTTGCCTTGTTACCGGTTTGCGGCGATCCGTCAAATGAGCAAAATGGTTTTGCGCACAAACAGCCTGTTCCCGTAGGCGGCGCAGTTCCGTCACATTGAAGAGTACCCCCGGTTACTACTACCTTCCCATTTACCTCTACATCAGCGCCTTTAATGGTATTCTTTGCGACCGCCTCACTGGTTATATCTTTTCCAGCTTCCTCCTTTATGTTTTCTTCAACAGTAATATTTTTATTTTTAGCCTTTTCGGTTATTGTCTCTTTAACTTCAATATCCAGATTGTTAAACTTTAACGCCGTATTTTGATCGACAATTAAATCTAATGTGCCATTATCAGCGTCAAACCTTATAACATTTTTACCGTTGTCGCTGACTAATAAAATTATATTTTTCGCCCCCTTCTGCGGCATTTTATTTCCCGTATAAACTTTGCCTAATATATATCCTTCCTCTTGTCCGTTCGGCAGCTTGATGGTTACAACGTGATCGCCTTCCTGCGGCGTATAATACATATTCCAGCCGCCGATTGACGGAAACAAGACCTGCAATTTCCCGCTGACATAGCCGTTCAAATCGTCCATAGCGACGCGCGCTGTCGCGTTTTTTACGTCACGTTCCGACACTTGCCCTTGATGCAATAATCCCCTGTTATCCGCCATATCAATACCCCGATAAAACCTTATGCGCTTTGACGGCTGTCGTAAATCCGCCACCTGTTTTATGCGTAGCTTCATCAACGCTATACTTTCCGCTGTATACCCCAAACCCCGTTAACTGTATATTTACGCCCCCTGCCATTTTGACGTTGCCGACCATATTCAATGTGCAAGTCCACTCATTTTTATTTTTCGCTCGTGCTGCCGCTTTTGCCTGGCGCAATGCGTTATCAGTACTATCAGACCGATGAGTCTTAAAATCGCCAGTAATGTCATTAAATGGCGAAAAGCCCGTGTCGAACGTGCCGCCAAAAAAGTGGAATGCTCCCTTTCCATCAGCGTCTCCTGACTCGGCGTCTTCTCCTTCACGGAAATTATCACCCCGCAAATCCCCAGGGCGGCAATTTATCCGCGCTATTTGGCCTGTCGCCGGAAGCTCCGGAGGCTCAAATTCCGCATCCACAAGCAGGCCGCTTTTTGGGTCTTTATAACTGGCTATTACTTTGCATACCGTGTCGCTTGTATTTTGCGAAAATGAATAACTTAATATTCTGCCGCCAATTTCGCTTTTATCAAAAGCGTCAACAACATCCTTTCCTTCATAAACCGATTCTTCAAATAAAACTACAATGCCATTTGTTACTTTTAAGGATACGCCGTACTCGGCGCATAACTCTTGTAAAAAACTCATGTCAGATTTTTGCGACTGATCTACGCGGTCAAGCTGTATGTCGCTCTCAACTTCATACATCAATTTCAATTTTGCGCAGTCCGCTATATCTTTCGCTATTTTTTGAAGCGTAGTATTTTCCCATGACATTGTTTTTTCCTCACGGCACATATTAGATGAAATCGGCGTTGATAACGCTTTAATTGAAACTATGTCAGGCGGTCCGGAAAAATCAACTGTGTCAATCTCAAATGCACCGCAGTCTAATTCGTCATAATCGCCTTCACTGTTCCAGTTTTCAACACAGATTTTTATATGCAATACCATACCCTGTACGGCGTTATTTACAGGTTCTACGGTATTACGTTGACGGTGTAATAGTTTAGGGCGTTTGTCTGTTGCAATATCTTCAAAATCTGACATTATGCTATCACCCCCAATTTAATATCTTCAATTAATTTTTTCTTGCCGCTCTCTCCCCGGTATTGCGGATTCTGCGCGGTAAACTGTTGCCAATTTGCCGAATCCGTTACACGTTGCAAAGTCCTTCCTTGTTCTGCCGTAAGGTCTGACTCATTTATCATCCTCTGTAATTCAGCGGCGCTGGTTCCTGCCTGCAATGCCTTTGCCATTTCCGAATAATCAGAGCTTCCGGCGCTTGTGCCATCGCCTTTCTTGATAAGTTTTGGATACCAGTCATTATGCCAATTTCCTTCCCTGTCATGGCAGATAAGCGTTACATCATCCGCTTCATTCCCCGCCTTGTCCACATACTGAAAATCAATTACGCTGTCCGATATTGCCGCCGTGATATTCTTTCCGTCATATTCGACTTTAATAAATGCGCGTCTTGATATTGCCATATTACACCTGCTTCCATGGCGGTAAATTCGCAGACGATTGCGCCATCATCTGCGGCTTATCAGGAACGTTTATCACGGTCGGTATATCGAATATGACGATACGCCGTAATGTCGGATTAGCTGCCAATAAAATATGGGCAAGCCCTTCATTACCATATAGTTTCAATGACAAATAATCCCAAACGTCACCTTGAACGGCCGTATGTTTACGCATAACTTACCCTGCGTTGCTGCCGCAGTAAATCCTCTAATACCGCTTTTACTCGATCCGTAAAATTATCCGCTGACTGCTTCCCTGCTATGTCTATTTGTCTTGCTACGTTGCTATCCGGCGTACCACCGTTAAAATTATTCGTCAATTTGATTTCAAAATTGAATACATTTTCACCGCCTGACATTTTACCGGCGGCGAACATGACGGGAGGCGTTCCGGTTTCAGCTTTTTCATTTTGGAAATAACCGCCCATCGCCCCGGCCTGTTTCCAAATATCAAGACCTTGTTTGCTGTTGTTTAACGGTATGACGGCTTCAGCGCCGCGTTCCGCAATTTCCGCTATATGCCGATGCGTGAATATGCCACCGGCAGCATGCTTGGCAACATCATTGTTTTTGTTATTTCCAAAAAGACCACCAAAAAAATCACCTATGCCGCTAAAAAAGCCTCCCACAGCGTCTTTTATGCCGCTAAAAAACCCCTTTATTTTTTCAATTCCCGCTTGGAAAAAATCAATTACACTCTGAAACGCAGCTTTTATTTTATCAAATATTCCGCTGAAAAAATCCCCGATGAAGCCTAATTTTTCACTCGCAAAGTTTTTAAAACTGGAAAAGCCGTTTTTTAATTTATCAATTGCGCCAGCCCCTATTTCTTTTATTTTGCTAAAATCACCTCCTGCCGCCGCTTTCAACGCGCTAAATACCTTTTGCCCTTTTTCCGCTAATCCTGGAAATTTTTCTTTTATTTTTTCCAACGCGCCGGAAGCAATATTTTTAACTTTGTCAAATACATTGCCGGCCACTTCTTTTACTTTTTCAAATGCGGCTGGACCATATTCCTTTATTTTATTAAATCCAATTACAAGAGGGTGATATTGAGCAGCGTTCTTTATCCCGTCCCATGCGCTGGACGCAACGTCCGTTATTCCGTCCCACGCTTCGGATGCCAGGTCTTTTACGCCGTCCCATACATCTTCAAAAAATCCGCCTACGGTACTAAATACGCCTTTAATCCCGTCCCATGCGCTGGACGCAATGTCCTTTATCCCGTCCCAAATCCCGCTGAAAAAATCAACTATCCCCTCCCATATACCCACTATAAAATCAACGGCTGCGCTAATCTTTTCGCATATCCAATCCCAAACTTTTCCTACGGCTTCTTTTACATCATCCCAATTCGCTATAAGCGCAATTATACCGGCTATTAGCGCGGCTATGGCCATAATAATTACTCCGATTGGATTGGCTGTCATCGCCACATTAAGCAGCCACTGGACGCCAGTCCATGCCATTGTCGCAACTTTAACCACGCCTTGAGCCGCCGCCTGCGCCAAAATAGCAACCTTTTGCGCAAGCCATACCGCATTTTGAGCTACCAACGCCGCCGTCTGCTTGCCTATTGCGATTACACCATTGAGCGCCCCATCACTAATTGCACCAAATACTTTTCTTGCTATATTTTTAACCGAATCAAAGGACCTATATAAAAAATTTACGGTACTACTCAGCGTTTTAATCCCGCTTATTAGCGTAGGCGCAATGACAAGCGTCGCAAGTATCTTACCGAGGTTTCCCCATCCGCCAACAAAATCTTTCACTTTATTTACAGTATCCTTTACCCATGTCCCTAACTCTTTTATTTTTGCGATTATCTCCGGAAGGCGTTTTACAAGATCGCCAAGCCACTGCCCAAATTTTTTCCCCAGCTCTTGAATATCAGGCATTTGTTCAACAACCGCATTTTTAAGGTGATCAAATGCCTCAGTTAACGGTCCAATTGCGCCGCTTATAAATTGATTTTTCATGCCTGTAACTGATTGCATAAGACGTGTTTGGGCGCTTCTATACGCTTCAGATTGATGCGCTTGCTCTTCCGTTAAGACAATTCCCAGGCTTTTCGCTTCCTTCATCAAATTCTGAATTCCATCTTTACCCTGTTTCATCGCCGCCATCATTTTTGGGCCTGCGGCCTTGCCAAACAGTGTTACGGCTACCCGAGTGCGTTCAGCGTCATTCGGCAGCGATTTCATGTATTCGGACAAGCGCTCCATTGCATGTTCCGGCTTCATCCCAGCAAGTTTTTGAGCTGATAATCCGATTTCTTCCAGTTGTTTCCTTGCAGTTTCATTGCCGGCCGCGCCTTGTCTGACAGTCAAATTAAATTTTTCAAGCGCGCCGTCAAATTCCTCCGCGCTCAAACCGGATTGTTGCATTGCATAACTAAGTCCCTGGTACGCTTCGATGCCAATGCCCAGACGTTCAGATGTTTTCGCAACCTTGTCTCCGGTTTCAGCAAAGGTATTTGCCAATGCAACTACCCCGGCCGTTGCGGCGGCTACCCCTCCGGCAACGCCTAATGCTAATTTTCCGGCGTTGGCCGCAAACTCCTTGAAATCTTTGCCAAGCTGTTTCCCTGCCGCCTGCACGTTCTCAACCTGTTTCTTGACCGTTTTAAGCGCGGCAGACGCGCCTTTGTCTTTACCGGCTATTTCGAGGCTTAAATCCCAAATTGTTTTCCTTTTCATAATCCTTGATCCAGCCATTATTTCTTGGCTTATACATCTCAGCAATGACTTCTTCTACAATGCCGTTATACTCATACAAATCCTCTAACGGCATCTCAAGTAGTTCCGTTAGAGGCGTATGGAGTACCATTGCAAGCCCGACAACAATCTTCCTGATGTATTCAGAAGGATTGTCATAATCAAAAATGGAAAAACCGCTTATTGCTTTTTCGTTGTCTGCCCAATCAGATGGCTCTCCGGCATCTCTGCCGGTTTCATAAAACCCACCACGGCCTCATCTTCATCAGCCGTAAACTGATTATAAAATTCCTGCGGGTTTCTTTTGCTGATAAAAGCTCCTACGGTTTGCCAAATAACGTCAAAATCTTCAATGTCCAGCTTCATAAGAACGCGGTATGCGATTTTTTGTTCCCATTGCATCATGTAAGCCGCAAGATTTGAGCAATATTCGGCGTTTGTCATTTTCATAATTGACGTAAGATTGGCGCTGCAATTCCGTTCCGCTTCAATAACCGCCGCCGGATTCAGCTTGCCAAAATTAAGATCAATAGTCAAAATCTCGTTGCCTTCCCATTGTACGGGCGTTTGAAGTTTTATTTTTACAGTTTCCTTAAAACTTTTTGCCATATCCGCACCCCTTCTTATCCGACAAGAATGTTCCGTCTTGTTTCAGACATCAAATCTTTTCCATTGACGGTATAAATATATTTAAACGGATCCCATTCAAGTACGTCATCGCCGTCAAGCCAGTGATGCGCGTAATAAACTTGCATTGTAATTGAAGCGTCTCCGGCAGCCCCTTGTTCAACTTTTCCTGGATTTGAGCCGCTTAACGGCCCCTTCAAAACCCAGCGGTTCGGCACTTTCTCTTGCGCATGATTGGAAGTCTTTGTCACAACAATTTCGTTACGCACGTCCAATATGCGCGTGGTTCCAAGTTCCAAATACTTTGTGATTGCGCCATAAATGACAGGGCAGCTAATCGTTGCCGTTAAGGCGCTCATATTGCCTGGTATTGGCACGTTCACCTCTCCGGCAACGCCCGCGCCTTTGAATGTTTCAGACGATAATTCAAACGATGGCAGCTCTAGAGTTACCACGCCGTCAAGGGCTTTGTTCGTTTCTGAATCATACACCTTGAAAACATTGTTAAGTTTTGCGATACCTTCTCTCATTTGTACCCTCCTTATTTAAGAAAATAAACCATCAAGGTTATTAGGATCATAGCTGAAATTAAATTCAAGCTCTTTCGCGGCGTTCGGTGGTGTAAGGAACACCCGGAAAAACATCTTTCCGCTCATAATTTCTTGATTGCTGTTATCAGCACGAAGAAACTCAACACGACCGCCAATAATCGCGTTCCTCGATTTCAGTGTGTTCAGGTATTCGTTTCCGGTTAAAAGAATTGTGTCAATCAACAGCCTTGTAATAGGCCTGTCAATATTCTGCCACATAGTGCGGTTTACAACGTTCTGCACAAAACAGAACATACGGCGGACGCCGCGCTCAAAATCTTTTATGTCCGTGTTGCCAGGGAACGCGGTTGTTTCAACACCCCATGCACGCCAGCCGTCCATGTTAATGAACGTGCCGATGCCGTTTTCATTTAAATAATTCGCCTGAGTAACCGACATCATAGGAATTACATTACCGTCCTCATCGCAGAGGTTTGTCATCGACAGTAATTTATTTGACGCCTGTTCATACGGCAATCCACCGTTTCTGCCGTCAACTTCGCCGTAAATTCCGGCAAGCCGCACAGACGGATAGAAAACCTGTTCGCCTATCGCGACACACGGCCAGTCGGCGCACGCATACGGGCTGACGAATGAATTGTCATTCTTAAACTTTGGCAGATTACGGTAGTTGGCGTATTGTCCTGTTGTCGGCAAATCGATTAATGCAATGCAACTAAATTCGCCTTCAAGATGCTCCGCCTTGCCCATAAGCAACGCCGCAATTTCAGGGTTGCTGCTCCAGCCGGGCGCAAGAAGAAAACTCGGAATTTTTCGGTAAACCGAGAATATTTCATCCACAAGCTCAATGCCGGTTTTCTGGTTCGTGCTCGGATCAACGCCGCCGGAAATGTCGTCCTTGGTTACATTGGCAACGGTTGCCTGTTTGTAAGCTATGCTCAGGGATAAAGTCCCTTCCGGGATACTTCCACCATCAACAATTGCAACAAGCAATTTATCATCATTGTAATACGGGACATAATCCCTTTCCCTGACGTAATTGGAACCGCCAGCATTTACATTGAGAACCTTTACGGTTGAAATCATCGCCATAGGGTCATCAATGGTCGCAATGCCGTTAATAACAGG